GTATTTTGAGGTTGATGGGGATACTGCATATTTTGTAGAGAGAAGTTTATCTCTTGGAACAACGACAAGAGTTGCACAGGAAGACTGGAATGTTGATAAGATGGACGGGACTGGTGTTTCCGGTATTACTTTAGATACGACAAAAGCACAAATCCTTTGGATGGATATTGAGTGGTTGGGACTTGGAACTGTCAGAATAGGATTTGTGATTAATGGAAAAATGATTCACTGCCATTCATTCCACCATTCAAATCTTATCGAAACAACTTATATTACAACAGCATCACTACCTTTAAGATATGAGATTGCGAATACTGGAATTACTACAAGTTCAAGCACACTTAAGCAAGTATGTTCTACTGTAATTTCTGAAGGTGGTTATGAACTTCGTGGATTACAACAAGCAGTAGGAACACCAATTACTTCACCAACAACTCTTACGGTTGCCGGAACTTTTTATCCTATAATTAGTTTAAGACTAAAAACATCACCGAATCGTTTAGACGCAATTATTATTATGACTGCACTTTCTGTTATGGGAGTCAACAATGGTATTAATTATAATTGGCAAGTAAGAGCATCTGGAACTACATCGGGTGGAAGTTGGGTAAGTGCTGGTGTTGATAGTGCAGTAGATTATAATATTACTGGAACTTCTTTCACCGGTGGAAGAATACTTGCAAGTGGATTTTTAAATTCAGCAAATCAGGGTTCTCCATCAATTGATATACTCAAAGAAGCACTCTTCAAATTCCAACTAGAAAGAGATGGATTAACTGGAACTCCTTATGAACTCACACTTGTAGTTGCTGCTTCTCCAATATCAAGCACCGAAAAAGTTTATGCTTCTATGGACTGGGAAGAAATTAGTAGGTAATTTTTATGAGTGATGTATATCTTGGTAATCCGTTATTAAAAAAGGCAAATACTCCGATTGAATTTACTCAAGATCAAATTCTTGAGTTTGTAAAATGTAAAGAAGATCCTGTATATTTTGCAAAGAACTATGTGAAGATTGTGACTCTGGATAAGGGATTACAACCTTTCCAGTTGTATCCCTTCCAGGAGAAGTTAGTTAACAACTTCCACAATCACAGATTTAATATCTGTAAGATGCCACGACAGACTGGTAAATCAACCACTGTAGTGTCCTTCCTGCTCCATTATGCCGTCTTTAACGACAATGTTAACATAGGTATCCTAGCAAACAAAGCAGCAACCGCAAGGGAGCTCCTGGATAGGTTACAGACTGCATATGAAAACCTACCCAAGTGGATGCAGCAGGGTATTATATCTTGGAATAAGGGTTCTTTAGAATTAGAAAATGGATCAAAGATTCTGGCTGCTTCTACGTCTGCAAGTGCTGTCCGAGGCATGTCGTTCAACATCTTGTTCCTTGACGAATTTGCGTTCGTTCCAAACCATATTGCAGATTCCTTCTTTGCATCTGTTTATCCTACTATTACTTCTGGTAAGAGTACGAAAGTAATCATTGTTTCTACCCCACATGGTATGAATCACTTCTACCGCATGTGGCATGATGCAGAAAAGAAGAAGAACGAATATATTCCAACTGATGTTCACTGGAGTGAAGTTCCTGGTAGAGATGAAGTTTGGAAAGCTCAAACTATTGCCAACACTTCAGATCAACAGTTTAAAGTTGAGTTTGAGTGCGAATTCTTAGGATCTGTTGATACTCTGATTGCACCCAGTAAACTTAAGAGTTTAGTTTATGATCATCCACTCAAACGAAGTGCTGGTTTAGATGTTTATGAGGATGTAAAGGAAAATAATGATTATGTAATCACTGTTGACGTTGCTCGTGGAGTTGGAAATGATTACTCAGCATTCACAGTTATAGACATTACAACATTCCCACACAAAGTAGTTGCAAAGTATCGGAATAATGAAATCAAACCAATGCTATTTCCTAGTATTATTGTGGATGTAGCAAAGAATTATAATGACTCTTATATCTTGTGTGAAGTGAATGATGTTGGTGATCAAGTAGCAAGTATTGTTCACTATGACTTGGAGTATAATAATCTTCTTATGTGCTCCATGCGTGGTAGAGCAGGACAAATTGTTGGACAGGGATTTTCTGGAAAGAAAACTCAACTTGGAGTCAAGATGTCCAAGACTGTCAAGAAGGTTGGATGTTTGAATCTCAAAACGATGATTGAGGAAAACAAACTTCTTCTCAACGATTATGAAATCATCGCAGAACTCACAACATTTATTCAGAAGCACAACTCATTTGAAGCAGAAGAAGGTTGCAATGATGACTTGGCTATGTGTCTGGTAATCTATGCCTGGTTAGTTGCTCAGGATTACTTTAAAGAACTTACGGATCAGGATGTTCGTAAGAGAATCTATGAAGAACAAAAGAATCAGATTGAGCAGGATATGGCACCGTTTGGTTTTATTGTTGATGGAATAGATGGTAACAGTTTTGTAGATTCTGAAGGAGATCGTTGGTATTCTGATGAATATGGTGATAGATCTTATATGTGGGAGTACTTATCCTGATGGACATAGATGGTCAAATTAGATTAGGACATCTATTATTAAATGACAGAAAGTGTAGAGTGTGTGGTGAAGTAAAAAATCTTATTGATGGATTTTATAGAACAAGAAAAGATAGAGGTCCAGTACCATCTTCATATTCTTATGAGTGTAAAGAATGCACAATTAAAAGAATAATCACTAGTAGAATGGTAACAAGAGTTTTAGATAAGTGGGAATATCCCGATTGGTAGTTGTTCACACACCATTTCCCCATTCAAAAACTCCATTTTAATAAATATTTTCAGATAAACTGAAGTATCAGGAGAAAAACATGGCGACTCCTCAATTATCTCCAGGCGTACTCGTCAGAGAAGTTGACTTAACTGTAGGAAGAGCTGATAATGTTTTAGATAATATTGGAGCAATTGCGGGTCCTTTCACAATTGGTCCAGTTGACGATCCAATTGATGTTACCACAGAACAAGAACTCATCAACGTATTCGGCAAGCCCCTCTCTACGGATGGTCAATACGAATATTGGATGAGTGCATCATCATTCCTTTCATATGGTGGTGTTCTTAAAGTTGTAAGAACTGATGGCACAACTCTTAATAACGCAAACGCAGGTGTAGGTTTTGCATATACAACCACACTGAAGATTAAGAATTTTGATGATTATCAAGCAAATTATGCTGATGACATCGCAAATTATGTGTTTGCTGCAAAGAACCCAGGTTCTTGGGCAAACAACCTCAAGATCTGCGTGATTGACGACAAAGCAGATCAAACACTCGGAATTACCACCACTAGTCCATCTTCAGCTGGTGCAATTGTTGGATATGGTGTTACGACTCCTCTTGTGAATGCTGTTATTCCTGGTGTAGGATCAACTACAGGGTTTAACGGATACATTAAGGGAATCATCACTGGGGTTTCGACTGCTTCAACAACCGGAAGTAGCACAATTGATATTAAGGTTCTGTCAAGGGTCTCTACCGCAACGACAGATAATGGTGTCGAGTATCCTATAGATTATGCTCAAGGAAATTCGAACGCATCTTTCCAAGCATCAGATGCAATCACTTTCTATAATAACTCTGGTATTGCAACAGGTAACGGAACCGTTTCGGCAGTTACAACTGTAGCAGATTGGTATGATTCACAAACTCTGAATCTTACAAACACCACTATTTTCTGGAGTTCGATTGCACCTAAGCCAATCAGCAACGGATATGTTCTTGACAGACAAGGTAAGAACGATGCTCTGCACGTAGTTGTGGTTGATGATACTGGTTCAGTGACTGGTATTCAAGGAAATCTCTTAGAGAAGCATCTGAACCTGTCCAAATCAACCGATGCCATTTCCGCAGTCAACGCACCACAAAGAATCTTCTGGAAAGATTATCTGGCACTCTTCTCATCCTATGTTTACGTTGGAGACAATCCTTCAACAGGCGATGATACATATAACAGAACATCACCGATTGCTGAAGGTTTCTCTTCGGGATTTACCAAAATTACGGAAAGTGCTGGTCAATGGAACCAAATTGCTCAAGGTGTGACATTTAGTTCACTTGGCAACATCACTTATGCTCTTGGTGGTGGTGTTGATTATTCCGCAACAAACGGAATGACAGCAACTCTCGGAAATCTGTTTACTTCATATAATCTCTTCTCCAACCAAGACGAGATTGCAGTTGATTATCTGATCATGGGTCCTGGTCTTGGCAATAAGTTTGAGTCGCAAGCAAAAGCAAATCAACTGATTTCTATCGCAAATAATAGAAAAGATTGTATTGCAGTTGTTTCCCCACACAGAGCAGATCTGATTCAGGGAGATGGTGGTCCTATTACAAATACAGATACTCAAACCAATAACGTTATTCAGTTCTTTGCTCCACTCTCTTCTTCGTCCTATGCAATCTTTGATAGTGGTTATAAGTACACTTACGACAGATTTAATAATAAGTTCCGTTACATTCCATGTAATGCTGACGTTGCAGGTCTTTGCGTAAGAACTTCAATCTTTGCTTATCCTTGGTTCTCACCCGCAGGACAACAAAGAGGAATTTTAAACAACGCAATCAAACTTGCATATAATCCCAACAAGGCGCAGAGAGATCAACTTTATCCTGTAAGAATTAACTCCATCGTTAACCAACCTGGAATTGGCATTCTTCTCTTTGGTGATAAAACTGCTCTTGGATATGCATCAGCATTCGATAGAATTAACGTTCGTCGTCTGTTCCTGACAGTAGAGCAGGCACTTCAGAAGTCAGCAGAAGCACAACTCTTCGAACTGAACGATCAAATCACGAGAGCAAACTTTGTTAATATTGTTGAACCATATCTCCGTGATGTTCAGGCAAAGAGAGGTATTTATGGATTCCTGGTAATTTGCGATGAAACAAATAACACTCCTGACGTAATTGATAATAATGAGTTTAGAGCTGACATCTTCCTGAAACCAGCTAAGTCTATTAACTACGTCACACTTACCTTCGTTGCCACCAGAACTGGTGTAAGTTTCGAAGAAGTTGCTGGCAGAGTTTGATTCTAGATTATAAATTACTAAAGGAGGAACCTAAAAATGGCACAAATTCCAACAAGAGGCATTTCACAATTTAAGTCAAAACTGATTGGTGGTGGTGCTCGTCCTAATCTGTTTGAAGTTGATGTTACCTTTCCAGCAGGAGTAAGTCTTGGTGTTCAAGGTGATGGCACTGGTCAGTTTGATAAAGAAAATTTTAGATTTCTTTGCAAATCGGCTGCACTTCCCGCATCAAACGTAGCATCGATCGAGGTTCCTTTCAGAGGTCGCACTCTGAAAGTTGCTGGAGACAGAACCTTTGATGTATGGACTGTAACAATCATCAACGATGAGAACTTCTCACACAGAAGAGCATTTGAAGCATGGATGCAAAACCTTGCGCAGTATGGTGATCACTCAGGTCTTGTAAACCCTGCAGATTATATGGGCCAGGCAATTGTTTATCAACTTGGCAGAAGCCCATCAAATACTCAGGGCAACAATACCACTGGAGAAAACGCAAACATTCTGGCACAATATCGTTTCATCGATATTTTCCCAACTGCAGTTTCTGCGATTGATCTCTCATACGATTCATCAGATACTATTGAGGAATTCACTGTAGACTTCCAAGTTCAATACTACTTCCCAGAAGCACCTGGAACTGGAGCATAATAAATAGATCATAAGTAGACAAGAACTTTAATAATGGCAAAATTGTTTGGATTCTCTATTGAGAATAACGAACCACTATCACCAAGTACAGTCAGTCCTGTTCCTCCAAATAATGAGGATGGGACTGATCACTACCTGAGTAGTGGTTTTTTTGGTTCTTATGTTGATATTGAAGGTGTTTATAGAACTGAATTTGATTTAATTAAAAGATATCGTGAAATGGCTCTTCACCCAGAGTGTGATAGTGCTATTGAAGATATTGTGAATGAAGCAATTGTATCGGATACCAACGAC